GATACCTGCACCGTCTGAGATTGCTTGTAAAACATTTGCATCGTATTTTCTCTTCAAAGAAAAAGCACCTGATGAGGTAGCTAATGCTTCAAAGTTGATGTGAGATTGTCTCTCCTCGATGTCATCAATTTTAAATGCAAATGCGTTAGCTTGGTCTACGGTCAATGTAATTTGATCGTCTGCCAAGTTTTGAGTGTTTACCACAGAACCTCTAGTGTAACTTGATACAGTAATAGTTGGTTCTTTGATAATATTTACAGTGTCACCAAAGTTTTCAATTTCCCCAGTGTAATCAGTATTAGTAATGTC